TCAAGTCCAGTCCCCGCAACCATTAATATGTACGCCCAAGTTTACGGTCACTGTTCCGTCTGCGTGGGCGTATATTTTTGTTACAAAATTGCGTATCAATGTGTTAGAATCAGTGGAATCAATGTTTTCTGCTGATTCTTTTAGCATTTCAACTAATTTATCACGGTTTAATGTGCGTGTTTTATTTTTTTCTTTGTACGTAATGACGTCCTCTAACTCACTTTTACGAATGCGTAGCTTATCAACTTCATCTTTTAGTTCGGGAATATTAACACCGCCTAAAATGGCATTTATACCGTTGGTTATTTTTGTTTCGATTTCAGATAATTCCTTTTTCTCTGCTGACACGTCCGGTGCGGCGGAATTAACCTGCTTGCAAATTTCATCAGCCAATGTTTCAAAATCTGCGGTTTTTAAATAGTGTTTTATTTGCATTACTACAAATGTTTCCAATCTATCAGCATTTATATTTTTTGTACAACAGGTGTGCGTGCGGTATTTGTTACCGCAAATATAGTACGGTGTACTGATTTTTTTTTGATTAGTTGACGTATGACCTACAAATGTAGCACCACATTTATCACATTGTATTAAACCGGACAACAAATAATTGTGTCTGCAGGACTTTGACGTTGCACGTCTTGAATTATCTTTCATTCTTTCTTCAACCTTTCTCCAAATGGTTTCATCTATAATTGGTGGGATTGCATTTTCAATGCGGACAATATCGGGATTAGGTCTACCGCCTGCCCATTTACCCATAATTTTGATTTTTCGTTTATTCCACGTATAAACACCTATGTATCGTTCATTTTTCAAAATAGAATATAACGAATTTTTTCCTAATGGGCGACCTGCCTTGCCAACTGCTCCGTCTAATTCTTTTAAAATTTCATTATATGAATGTCCGTCAGCATACATAGTAAAAATAGTTTGGACGATTTTAGCCTCTTTTGGGTTTATGATATAGTTACCGTCATTAATGTCATAGCCTAATGGCGGGTTTCCACCGCAAAAAATACCTTTTTTTGCCCGTTCATTTTTGCCGTCTATAGATTTTTTTCGTGTGTCCAAAACCATATGTTGACCTATTCCGGCGGTTATTAATTCTGTTAGATATGTATTCGGGTCTAAAATGTCACCTAAATGTTGATTGCACGATATAACCTGTATGTCTATGCGTGCCATTTCTTGTCTAAATGAAAACCAATCAACGACGTTTCTACTGCCGCGTGAAATATCGTAGATGATTACCGCGTCAAAAAGATGTTGTTCAGCGGCGGCAAGCATTTGTTGGAATGCAGGTCGGTTTGTGTTTGTTCCGGTCATAGCCTCATCGGCATACACTTTCAGCAAATTTATATCGTGTTTTTCACAGTATTCTTGTATGGCCGTTGTTTGATAGGCTATACTGTTATCTGTTTGAAATTCTGTACTATATCGTGCATATCCGACTGCATTAATTTTTTTGTTCATAAAAATAACACCTCTTAACTTGATTTTTAATCGGTGTTATGGTACAATATATATGTTTTTAATTGGTGTACCATAACACTACACTATTTCCCCGACTGTTAGTAGCGGTCGGGGATTTTTTTTATTTTCAACCTATTTTTTGTGAATCGGAAGAATATAAATCTTTTTTATATTTGTCTTTGACCATATCTATGGTTTGTAATATATATTCTTGACCTTGCACGGATAAATTTCTAAAAGTGTTTAGTAAATAATTTTCATTTTCATTTAATGTATCGTTATTATTAGTATTATCATCAATTCCCATCATTACATTGATAGAAACGTTAAGAGCGTCACATATTTTAAATAAACTATCAATATCAACCGAATTGGTACAACTTTCCCAAGATGATATTGTATTGTGTTTAACACCAATTTTTTCAGCAAGTGTTTTTTGTGACATCTTATTTTGTTTCCTATAGAATAAAATATTTTTTGCTACTATAGTTTTAATATCATTCATAATTCATATTGCCTCCTGTCCTAATTAGATAATAACACAGTCAATTCAAAAAATCAAGACAAATTTTCATAAAACGTGAAAATATTTTCAAAAAACTATTGACATTTCATAAACTATGAAATATAATATACCCATAAACTTCATAAAACGTGAAAATTGAAAGGCGGTGAATGTAATGAGTGTTGGAAAAAACATAAAGATGTATTTAGAATCGAATGGAATATCACAGAGTTTTTTATCAGAAAACACAGGAATTCCAAACAATACATTAAGTAATATGTTGAATAGCAAAAGAAGAATTACGGTAGAAGAATACTTCAAAATATGTGAAACATTAAAAAAACCGTATGACTTTTTCAAGAAAACAGCCTAACGAGGCGGAAAGGAAGTAGGAGAGAGAATGAACATTTATAAAGCAGTTAAGAAAGCAAGAAAACGTAAACGTTTTATAACACGAAAAAAATACATAAGAACGATGTTAGCCAATGTAAAGATAAAGCCTACTAATAGTACAGGATGTTGTATAGTTTTCAAGAACAACAAGTCCTCCACAAGTCGTTGGAATCCGTCCGCAGAGGACTTAGCCGCAAAAGATTGGATTATCGTGGATTAAATAAAAGGTATCATAGATTTAATCTTAGAGATATAGTCCATAATGGTATCTACATTGTTTTTAAAGCGATTTTCCATATAAATTATAGCTTTGTCGCTAAGTACAGCTTCATACACAATATCATCGGCGAAGAAACAATGTAGTAGTTCTGCTCTATGTAGTTCACGACAAGTAGCGTCAACATCTTCAACAGACCAATTAGGAAAGAGTTCTTTCTGTATTTCTTCAGAACCTCCCATAGAGGAAGCTTGAATTTTATTCATACCGTTTGAACGCTTTTGAAGATATGCTTTGTACAAAGAGCAAATAAGATAATCAGAATCTTTAGTTATTTCAATATCCATATATAATCACCTCCATTCTACGGTGATTATAGCATAAGTTTACAAAAAATACAAATAGAACAGCCTAACGAGGCGGAAAGGTGGAAAAGAAAATGGAAGAAGTTTTAACAACAGAAGACATCGCACGAGATATTTTACGTACGTCATACAAATTACTAAAGAGATATGATGATTCTATTGAAAAAGATGACAAAGAAAAATACCTACAGTATGCACCGCAGGTATTTGGAATGTGCGCTGACTTTCAAAATCAATTTTAGTCAGTTAGTGTTGGAAAGGAATGAGGAAAAATGCGAACAGCAACAATCGAACGTCAACTAAAAAATGGTGACAAAATAAAACTGTCTCTTATACTCGACAGTAACAGACAAATCAATGAGTTTGACGAGTTAGAGACAGTTTGTAAAAACATAAGAGATATGTACGACAATGCATTGAAAAATCTTTTTCAAGACGATTCAGAAAGCATTATAAAGTCGATAATCGGTATGGAAAATTAATTAGGTTGTAATTTGTCAAGGTCTATTATGTATTTTAAGATTGCCTCTGATTGTGAATCTAAAATCATTATAATCACCCCCTTTCTACGAGTTGATTATAACATTAATTGACAAAATTCGCAACAGACAATCAGAAAACAGCCTAACGAGGCGGAAAGGAAGTAGGAGAATGGGCGAAGTTTTAACAACAGAAGACATCGCACGAGATATTTTGCGTACGTCATACAAACTACTAAAGAGATATGATGATTCTATTGAAAAAGATGACAAAGAAAAATACCTACAGTATGCACCACAGGTATTTAAAATGTGCGCTGACTTTCAAAATCAATTTAGTCAGTTAGTGTAGGGAAGGAAGTAGGAGAATGGGCGAAGAAAATAAACAGCCATTTGCCGATATTAAAACAAATAAGCAAATGACTGTCGGAAAGATTAATCTTGCACTATATCCGACAAAAAATTTTTGTGAATGGTTGCAAGAGCAAGCTAAAGTTCAGCGCAGTAGAAAGGATAGCTAAGATGAAAAAATTTTGGAAAGAATATCGCACAACCATTTTAGTATCAGCGGCAACTTCGGTATTAAGTACATTGTTATGTTTGTTGTTACAAATGACACGATAACAGGTATTAAAGCATTTTTTAACCAAAGTTCCTTTTTTGCAACTCGTTGTTTTATGTGATAATTCTGTAAGACATCTCTCCCAATATCAGTAATATGAAACATATTAAGACTTTTGCGAGGGGTTTCATAATCATTAGTTGGTCGGTCAAATTCTTCTTCTATATAATTAGAATTTGCGATAGGAAAGGGGACATCTCCATTTAATTTATAATCGACTTTAGACAATTTGGATAAGACATAATCTAAGGACGTAATGCTGTTATTTAAATGCTTTTCAATATCGTTTTTGTGGACTGATGTAAAACGATTAATATATTCTAATACTTTGTAATCGTTTTTAGTTAGTTCTTCGACAGGAACGCTCATAATATGATCACCTCGCTTTCTGTGGTGATTATAGCACAAAATGACAAAAAATACAAATGAGAACATAGTGAGGCGGAGAGGAGAGAAAACAATGGAAACCCGAATAGAAATAGATATTAATGCACATAGTCCGACAAATGACGAAATGTGCAAGATTATAACAGGTAAAAATATTTCGGATTTTGCACACGAATTACAGATAAATCCGAAATATGATTATCTGTTTGACAAAACAGCATAGTTAAAATAGGTTCGCAGGCAGATACGAACCGCCCGAATAGTACCCCCCTTAATACATTTTGAAATTTTAATGAAATCTGATAGGGCGGTTCCTATGTGCCTGCGAGTTGAAGAAAGGAACGATAAAAAATGAAAAACAGTGACCCATATATAGGTATATTTTATTTAATGGGTATGATGTTTGGAGTGTTCATTATAGCAATGGCATTAAGAAAGTAGGTGCGAAATGACAGTAACAGAGCGATTATTAGAGCAATTAAAAAAAGAAAAGTATAAGATAGAGGCAATATATAGAAAGCCACTACCAGTAAAAACATACATATGCGAAGAAGAAGTAAGAGGGCGGTCGGAAACAGATGCAGTATTGAGTTTTTTAATAAAAAATAATATAAATCCGGCTGACTACATTATAACTACGCAGAAAATATAGGAGGATAAATAATGTACGATAAATACATAGAACGAATAGAACAACTGAATGAACAGGGTCAGCATATGGCGTTGCAAATGCTTGACGATTTGCTCAGTAATAAAAAAAATAGAAAGGACATTGAAAGTCCACGACAAAGATTTATTAGAGAAACAGACCAAGTGCTTGCACTGATAAATCAACCCAACAGCGGAGCAGAGAGCAAGAAAGTGTTGCCGTTATTTAAGAAGAAAGTGTCGGCGATATGAGAAGAAAAACATATAACAGTCAATGTACTGTCTGCGGGCAGTGGTATTTGACAGACGTTGACCCTGTCAAAATAGTGGGGGCGGTAACCCCGACAGGCGGCTTTATCTGCCGCAAGTGCAGACAGGCAAAACAACCTGTAACACGAACACCACCGCCCAAGACAGTGCAGATGACATTTGATGAATTGGCACAAAAAAAATAGCGGTTATGCTGAACCGCCATTTTTTCAATAAATACTATATGGTATAAAGATACCCACATATCTATTATACCATATAGTCAAAAAATAATCAAGCAAAAAAGTTTAAAAAACCTTGATTTTTCAAGGTTTTATAACTTGTTTAAGTAATTAAATTTAGAACGAAAAAAAAGAGAAAAGATATATGGCATACATAGAGAAAACAATCGTCGCAGGAGAACACATTTTTAAAGAAAAAGGTTTTTCAGCGAGATACGGAAAAAAGAATATTCCAAGAGGTCCGAATTGGAATGAATGTACAGAAGTCCAAAGACGCAGAAATGAATTATTAAAGAAAAAAAGAATTGTATGGGCTATATGTGCAAATTTCAAAAAGACAGATTGGTGGATAACATTGACGTACAGGCGGTGTGAACGTCCCGATAGTATGTCAGTGGCAAAAAGACACCGTAGCCGATTTATTAGGCGGTTACGGGATAAGTTGAAGAAAAAGGATATACCGCTGACCTATACGGCAATGACCGAACGCGGTGTCAAGGGTGGGTTACATCATCATTTTATAATCAAAAATGTGTTTGACATAGGTATCATTATCAGCCTGTGGGAACACGGCAAGGTGCATATAGAAAATATATACACTGATTCAATGTATGATTTGGCAATGTATTTCGTCAAGGGTGACAGTGAAAAATCTGAAAAAGATTTCACAAGTAGCCGAAATATGAAAAAACCAAAAATCAGATACAGAATAATACAGGCCGAAAGGTGGACAAGCACACCGAGAGCAAAAAAACACTATGAAATAATACATAGGTTTGACGGGTTCCACGATTTCAGCGGATACCCGTACCAAGAGTACGTTATGGTTAGGCGGTGTTAAAGATGAATGACGGCTGTAAGGGGTGCAAGTATGAAGATACACCGTGCATAATTCGGATATGCGGTAACGCACCCGGAGCAACGGCGGAAGATATAAAAACATTAGAAAAATGTACAATGTTAAACAAGATTGAACAGAGAAAGCGAGGACAAAGCAGTGGAAAAAATGACAGCGGAAGAATACAGAGCATTGATTGATGAAAACAGAAACGCAGACGGCGAACAGATTTTGAGAAATAAAAAAAGTGCCGCAAGAGGACGAGCATTTGAAAGCCTGCTGATGCGTGGGTGCAATTATTATCGTCAAAAGGGTGTGGCGATAATAAACAAAGTAAACGAGCCGTACATAGTTACAAAGAAAACAAACAGTAACAAATTTATGGGGCGATTCACAGGCAGAGCCGAGCCGGATTTCAAGGGTGTATTGTACGGCGGTCGTGCTATTGCGTTTGAGGCAAAAAGCACGCAAAAAAGCCGTATACAAAGAAATGCGGTAACAGATACGCAAATGGAGTGGTTAAGAGAACAAAAGGATTTCGGAGCCGTTACATTTGTGGCGGTAAATATACAGGACAAATTTTATTCAGTCCCATTTGATGTGTGGGACGATATGAAGAATATTTACGGCAAAAAGTTTTTAATGCCGGAAGATATTGCAGGTTATGAAGTAAAATATGACGGTGCTGTCCGATTTTTAGAGTATGAGGACGGCACAAGAGTTGAGGGGGTATAAAAATGAGCAAAGAGAAAATATTACCGTTGGTATTAATCATAATACAGGTGATGTCAGCTATCCCGTATACAATAACGGGTGATTGGCGACACACAATATACTGGATTGCGGCGGCAGTACTGAACATTGCCGTAACATTTTGACAGGGGGCGGGATAAATGAAATTAGATTATATTTTTAAATTCTGCCGAAAGAACAAATACATATCGTTGGAACAGTACGGCGATATGAAATATTTGTCGGACGGCGAGGTCACTGTTTTGGTGCAGGGTATATCGCCACAGTGGAAAATTGATGATTATTTCACGGCAATGGGAATTGAAGAGGAAAGCCGTGAAAAATATCAAGCATATGATTGCACAAACGAACAAAATCCGAAAATCGAAGTTGAAGAATTAGATAGATTATCAGCGTTGACGTTTACTATCGGCAGTGGCAGTGAGATTTACAAATTATTCACGCGAACCGACGGCAGAATAATGATTTTAAATACAAAATATATAACGGCATTTCGTGATGAATTTGCTATTGAATACTATTCACGCGGTGATGGATATTTAATATTTGTTGTGTCACGCGGTATATGCGTAGGTACAATACAGGCAATACCAATGAATATGCAACAACTAACGGAATTTGCGGGAATAATACGCGACGGTTTTCAACGTAATTACAAAACAAATTTTTTGGATAATGGCGGTCAAATTGAAATAACCGACTAAATCCCAATCGATTGAGAAGAAAGAGAGGAAAAAACAATGATAAACACGGTCATAAAACAGATAGAGGGGCAACAGGCAGGAAAGGAAAATACTGCGCCATATTATGTTGGTGAACAGTTGAAAGACATCATCAGAAACAATCCACAGGCGGCGGAAATCGTCGGACAGGATTTGAAAGTGAAAGAAATGAGCATTGTTGAGTGTGAGAAAAAGATTAAAAAATATGCGGACGAGCATAGAAAAAATAATTTTGCGTGTGTAACACCGCAACAGGCAGAAAAAATAATCTGCGAATTTTACGGAATACAGACAACAGCTCCGGTGGCGGAAGAAATTAAGCCATCTGAAAAAATCGTCACATTGGCAGATTTAATATAGGGGGCGGTTATATGTATGATGAAGTAGATTACATATTGGCACGATTGAACGAACCGCCTGACGGCCTATACGAATGATGTAGGAACAAACTCACAGCCGAATTTTTAATATATAAAACGGCGTACTATTATGAACCGTTGGAAGATAGACGGGTTAAGGGTGTAGATTGCTGTTGTACAGCTTGCGGCGAACACATATTTTTGGAATACATCAAGGAAAACGGCAAGATAGGATTTATACACCCTGCAACAAATGAAGTCATAATCGGTAGACAAGTAACAAAATGCCCTGTATGCGGTGCAGAGGTCGAGGCGGTACACGTCAGCCAATTAGGCAGCAAATACGGGACAGTGGTAGGGCGGTTGTACCCTGTAACATTCCACAATGTTGGTGGTAATGTAGCTGTACTATGTTGGAATGCTGAAAGGCGAATTGACAGAACAGGCACGGTAAGTTTAACGATACAGCAATACACAGGCGCAATATTCACCGGAACACAGGCGGTCAGGATAACCGGTTATTATCGGAATTATTGGAATAAATTTTGTAGTATCGGCGAATGGGAAACCCGAAAAAGGTTTAAGGACTGCGTCACAAGTGTGAGCTATGATGAAATTTACGAACCGGAAAGGATACCGGACGTGTTAAAAGGCACATTTGCTGAAAATGCAAAAATGGATTTGTATTTAAAATGTGCAGACAGAACATATCCGGTAACATATCTGCGGTTATATCAAAAATATCCGAATGTTGAAAATTTAGTGATGAACGGTTTGGGCGGTTATGTAACATCACTGATAAACGCAACAATAACATATACCAACAATACACCAACGTTGAAAAATTTCAAGGGGTTAAAGCTGAAAAAAGCAAAACCCAATGAAATTTTAGGCATCAGCAAAGAGGAACTGCGGTGCATAAAACAAAATGAGTGGGATAGCAGTAAAATTGACCTGTATGTACATACACATACGCAGGGTGTAACGTTACAGAATATTGATGAAATCGTAGACAAATACGGTTCACGAATTGAACCGTTAATCGGAACAGGTGCAGATATACCGAAAACAATGCGTTATATTAAAAAACAGCATAAAAATTTAGAGGACGCAGACACATATTTCAACAGGGTGCAGTACATTGTTGACTATTGGAATATGTTGCGAAAAAACGGTCATTATACGACCGATACGGACATTCTATATCCGCAGAATTTAGTAAAATCGCATAATGATGAACAACGGATTTTACAGATTGCCGCAACAAAAGAGTTGGAGAACGATTTCAAGAAACAATATAACAAACTAAAAAAATATTGTTTCACCTGCGGCGGTTTATCAATACACCCTGCCGAAACAGAAATTGAAATGATAGACGAGGGCAGAGAGTTACATCACTGCGTAGCAACGTATGCTAAACGTCACGCGAGCGGTAAGACGGCTATATTTTTTATCCGGCATATAAATGAACCGGATAAACCGTATTTCACACTGGAATTCAATTTTGACCGAATGTGCGTTATACAAAATCGTGGATTGCGAAACTGCGAGAGAACGCAGGAAGTCCAAGATTTTGAAGAAAAGTGGGTTGAGTTCGTCAAGAACACAGCCGGAGTGAAAAAAGAAAGGAAAGTAGCATAATGGAAAATAAAAATGAAATTATCGAGGCGGAATATAGAGAGATAGACAGTTGTACACTGCCGGAAATTACGGCTGAAATTAAGTACATCACCGAGAGTATGAACAGAACGTTATTAATCGGGATAATCGAAATCGGTAAACGTTTTGAAATAGCAAAAACACTGGTCGACCACGGAAAGTGGGGCGAGTATTGCGAAAAGTATACAGGCTATAGTCAGAGTATGGCCGAAAATTACATAAAAGCATATAAAGAATACGGAAAAGACCAACAGAGCCTGTTCGGTGATCTCACAAAATCCAAATTGATTGGGAATTTGGGAATTACAAAATTAATCGAACTGACCGCCATTCCGGCAGATGAGCGAGAGCATTTCGTTGAAGAAAATAACATAACAGAGGAAACCACCGTTAAACAACTGCACAAGTTGATACAGGAAAAGACTGACGCACTGGACAGAGCAGAAAAAAAGCAGGCAGTGGCAGAGAAAAAGTTGGAAGAACAGATAAAGCAGAGCGAACAGGCGGCGAAAGATAAGCAATTAATGATTGAACGCCTGCAAGCGGAATTAGACATTAGAAATGCAGAGCCTGCGACGGTTCCACAAGACGAGTTAGAGAAGATGATGCAAGAGGCAGACGAAAAAGCAAAAAAATCACTGCAAGCGGAAATTGATAAATTAAAAACGGAAAAGGAAAAAGCGGAGCAAGCGGCGGAAAAAGCGGAACGAGCAGCCAAGAAATTGAAACAAAAGGCGAAAAATGCGGAACAACAGTACAAAGAGCTACAAGATGATGTTTCGAGCGAAAAGGAAAAGACAGCGGCGGCGGAAAAAGAAAACGAGGAGTTAAAAAAGACCATTGAAAAACTGCAGAAAGAATCACTGTTAGGCAGTAATGAAAAAATGGTTAAACTGCAAATGTGTTTTGAACAGGCACAAAGCAGTATTATAGCGGTTAAAACCGCACTTGCGGCGGTTGAGGGGTCGGAGAAATACGACAAATTGTTTGCGGCGGTAAAAGAAACGTTAAAAGGAAAGGTGGAAGAAATATGACGGTACAAGAATTACAAGAATTTGCGAACGAATTAATTGAAGTTGGCAAGGGCGATTATATGGTGTTTGCGGGTGAAGGATATTCATTTGTAACCGAAGACAGTATAGACGTCGACGACAGAGAAAAAGAAATCATAATATATTGAGAGAGGAAAAAAGAAATAAAAAAAAGATTGATAAAAGAGGAGGCCCAAAAATGAGAAAGACATATTGTTCAGTATGTGGAAAAATGATGAACGAAAAAATCGACGAAAACAGTGGTAAACCGTTTAAAATACAAATATGTTCCGTGAGCTGTATCAGCGAGGCGTGGCACAATGTCATCGAGGCACTGAAAAAAGGTGTACGTCCTGAATGGGTGTACATCTGCAACGGTGAACAACCGCAACCACAGTCACGAAGTAACAATAAACGGTATATATACCATAATCGAATTGTGTTTTTACAAAATCAAGGGTTCACGATTAAAGAAATCAGCGAAGAATTAAATATCGCGATAGCGACGGTATACGGTTCGTTAAAACAGTACGGAAACGAAATGATATAAAAACGGGAAGGAAAAATAAACAATGAGAAAGTATAAATCAAAGTACGGAAAACCGTACATACGTCGTCTGAAAGCGGGCGATTTAAAGAAAATTCGCAACGCCGGAGGAATGTGGGCGATTATGTGCAGATGGATTATAGATTCAGCGCGCAAGAGAAACAAACAAGTATATGTACTGACACTGTTCGGTATCAATAATATTATAAATATTGACTATGACAAAACGATATTGAAAGAACTTTTTACAGAGCCGGAAATAACAAACAAAGAATACAACAAGATATGCAATAGATATAAAAATACTGCTCAAACGGATATACAATGTAGAAGGGCAATAAGAAGAACAATACAAACAGACCAAGAGGTAAAGGCTATACAACAGTTGGGAATTGTGGCGGCACGAGCGACAAAAGAAATAGCAGGGTTGAAAGGGGTACAAAAATGAACAGACATGAAAAAGAAAAATTTATAGCAGAAAAAAACAACGAAATAAATAATATCTTTGAAGAACTCACAAAAAGTAAAGAACCACATAAAGAATTTGCGAAAGCAAAGAAAAAATTTATGGAGGTACAAACCGAATTAATGAGAAGTTATGTTTCCGAATTAGAGGACGTTATAAATCCGATGAACGAAACAGTAAAAGTTCCGTTAGCGGCGGCATTAACGCTTGTTGCAGATTTAATAAAACAAGATATGTCATTCACCGATAAGAAAATGATAGACGTGTTGTGTTTTATAAATGCAGCACAATTAGAACCGGATGAGGAGGAAAAACATTGAAAAGATTAATCAATCCAACTCGCAGACAAAAGACATTCCTTGCAGAACACGGCTTGAAAGCCGAAAATTGGAAGATTGAAAAGGAAACACCGGAATATATCTATGTTGTCAGTAAAAACGGACAACATAGACTGTTAAACAAAAATTAAAAATCGCAATCGATTACGGAACAGGGGGAATATCATTGACGCAAAAAGAATTACAGGAATACAGAAAAATAATGCGAAATGCAGAGAGTATTGAATATCAAATACAGAAATTGCAGTCACAAATTAATAAAGTGACGGCAATCGTCAATGATATGCCACGCGGCGGAAAGTCAACCGATAAATCCGAATTGATTTGCAAATTGATTGATTTACAGGAACAATATAAAACAGAATATTCAACGGCGGCGGAAAAGTTGAAAACAATCGAGACTGCGATTGCGGAGTTGTCGGACCCACAGGAACAGGCGGTACTGCGGTATAAATACATATTAGGACTGAATGAAAACAAGATATGTCAGAGAATGCACTATGAACGTTCCCGAATATATCAAATACATAAATCAGCATTAAAAAAAATTGCGAATTTTTAAAAGAGTGGACTAAAATGGACTATATTCTGTGGTATTATGATAACGTGAAGAAATTCACAATAGGGTTTTCTCCTTTTTTTCTTCTGTCAATCGGGAACCGCCGTAGCGTGTAAACGGCGGTTTTTGATTGCAAATTTTTAAAGGAATGGGGACGTTGAAATGGAACTGTTACAATTAGTTGAAAAATTCAAGAGTGTTTTCAGCATAGAAAAAATTGAAGATGTTGTTGATGAATTAAAATCAACATTGTTAAATGCAGAAAAGTGTCGAAAGCTATGTGAAGATTGGATTTTAATATGTCCCGATTTAACAATAGACTATATGCAAATGATATTTCAATATTATTTTGCCGACCGCAAAGAAAAAATGCAGGACTACACACCGAAAAGCCTTGCGGTAGCGGTTGCAGAGTTATCAAAAACCGAAAATGAAAAAATTTGTTTAGATTTGTGTGCGGGTAGCGGAGCGTTGACAATTCAAAAATGGAGCAAGAACAATGATTTAAAATTTATATGCAAAGAATATGATAGTCGTGTTATTCCGTTTTTGTTGTTTAATTTGGCAATTAGAAATATTGACGCCGAAGTTATTCATTGTGATGTATTGTCAAATGAAATTTTTAAAACATACAGGACACAAAAGGGCGATAGATTTGCGACGATTAAAGAGATAACTAAGAGCGAATTTAAAGCTGATTGTTGTATATCAAATCCACCGTACAATATGAAATGGGAACAACCGGCGTTCGCGCAATTACAGAATAGATTTTCACAGTGCGAAGTACCGCCGGAAAGTAATGCGAATTATGCGTTTATATTGACTGCGTTAGATGAATTAATGGCAAGGCAAGTTTTATATTGCCGAATGGTGCTTTAAGTACAGACAACCAAAAGGAAAAGCAAATAAGACAGTATTTAGTTGAAATGAATTTCATAGAAAGTATAATTGTATGTCCGGATAAAATGTTTGAAGTTACGTCAATACCAACGTGTATTATAACATTTAACAAAAATAAAAAACATTCAACGGTAGAAATGATTGACCTGCGGCAGAGGTATGAAACAGAACAACGAATGCAAAACGGGCAGTTCGGCGGTAAAAGTCACACTAACAGGACATATGCAAAAGAAGTCAAGGTTATATCTGAAAGTCAGATACAAGATGTATTGATACAGATTGAACAGTACGGAAACATAGCGGGTTACTGTAAGGCAGTAAGCATTGAAGAAATAAAAAACAATAATTATGTATTGGTGCCAAGCCGATACATAGAGTTTGAGAATATAGAAAATGCACATAGACCGTACAATGAAATAGTTGCGGATATTAACAGAATTATAACTGAAAAAAATACTTGTAAACTAACAATAAACGAAACAATCGCCAAGTCTTTAGGATTTGACATTGAACTGTTCAAGCAGGACAACGGTACAAATAATGATTTCTCAAAATTGACAGAAAAAATATGTGGTGAAAAGATTGTTAAAAATGATTATTTCAAAACAACAAAAAATAAAAATGAAATAACATTTTCAAATAACAGCAAAGAAAACATTTCAAGTATTCTTATGATGATATTTAACACGTGGAAACAACACATATATTATCTAAATTTTGAAGAAAACAGATATTTAGCAGAGTTACGGGACGCACTGTTGCCGGAGCTGATGAGTGGGGAAATAGATATAGGCGACATATAAGCGGCGGAAAGTTCCACCGCTTTTTTAGTGCAGAAAGGACCAACAATGAAAATATATTACGAAAAAAATACGAAAACAAATAAAAAAATCCGCAAACAATCAAAAAAATACGGATTGACATACAAATTTTCAAAATGGCTATTCATATGCAAATGGCGATTTAATAATCGAAAATGGCACGAGTGCAGGCATAAACGCAGAGCGTTAGAACGTGCGTTGACAAAAAACGGATTTATTTAATTTTTTGTTAAGTTTTGTTAAGGTGTTTGCGTACGCACACGCGCGCGTTAATGGTAGGAATTAAAAAACAGCGAAAAATATATTAACAAAGCGAGGTGAGAAACTATGACGAAAAAAGAAAAAATGTTCGTTGACGCATATGTAAATGACGTCAAGAGAAATCAGACCGCGGCGGCTATTGCGGCAGGTTACAGTGAAAAAACAGCACCGCAGGCGGCAAGTCGGCTGATGAAAAAAGATGAAATCAAACAGGCTATTGATGAACGTCTGAAAGAACTGCACGAGCAAAACACAGCACAGGCAAACGAAGTTATAGAATTTCTCACGGCGGTACTGCGTGGCGAAAACGTTGACAATATCCCGATATTTGTCGGTGACGGTTTTCAAAAACTAACAGAGGGAAAACCACCTGCCAAAGATAGGCTACGTGCGGCGGAAATGTTGGGTAAATACTACGCATTGTTTACCGACAAGACACAGATTGAAAGTGACGGACCTGTCGTTATTATTGATGATATAGGGGGCGAAGAAGATGGCAGTTAGAATGTCCGAAAAAATAGCACCGTCATTTTATCCGGTGCATAAAAAACTACACGACAAACAGTACACACACTATTGGCTGAAAGGCGGCAGAGGTTCGACAAAATCAAGTTTTGTAAGTATCGAAATTATAAACGGTATAATGCAGGATAAAAACGCAAATGCCGTAGCAATCCGAAAAGTTGGTGTATATCTGAAAGACAGTGTATATGAACAGTTGGTGTGGGCGATAGAGCAGTTGGGTGTGTCGCATTTGTGGAAACAGAAATTAAGTCCGTTGGAATTGGTATATAAACCAACGGGACAAAAAATATTGTTTCGTGGTGCGGACAAGCCACAGAAATTGAAATCGACCAAAGTATCAAGAGGGTATTTAAAGTACATATGGTACGAAGAAACAGCGGAATTTAACGGTATTGAGGAAATCAGAAATATAAATCAATCGTTAATGCGTGGCGGTTCTGATTTTGTCGTATTTTATTCATACAATCCGCCCAAATCCCAACGTAACTGGGTTAATAAATACATATTGGAAATAGATAAAAAACACAACTATAAACATCATAGCAGTTATTTGGACGTTCCGCCGGATTGGTTAGGTGAACAATTTATTGAGGAGGCGGAAAGCCTAAAGGAACGTAATCTTGACGCATACAATCACGAATATTTAGGCGAAGTTACCGGAACAGGCGGTGAAGTATTTGCAAATGTGGATATAGTCAGCCTGTCTGATGAACATATCAGCACATTCGACCAAATCCGAGAGGGTGTCGATTTCGGATATGCTGCCGACCCGTTTGTGTATGTAAAATGTCATTATGACAAAAAGCATAAGACGTTGTACATCTTCGACGAGATATACAAAGTGGGTATGTCGAACGCATCAGCGGCGGAAAGGATAAAAACGAAGAAGAACACGCAAAATCAAATAATAGCTGATAGCGCAGAACCGAAGAGTATTGCGGAAATGAAACGGTACGGACTGCGCATAACAGGTGCAAAGAAAGGGCCGGATAGCGTAAACTACGGTATCAAATTTTTGCAGTCGTTAGACAAAATCATTATTGATAATATCCGTTGTCCGAAAACGGCAGAGGAATTTTTAAACTATGAATTGGAACCGGACGGAAACGACGGATTTAAAGACGAATTTCCGGACAAAAACAACCATACCATAGACGCCGTGCGTTATGCGTTGGAAAACGATATGAAAAACAAAACTGCAAAGATACGCAGTAGAAAGGAATTATATTAATGCGATTAGACGAAGAATTAATCAAAGACGGTATAACGGTCAAACTGATAGCCGAATTAATCGAAAAACACGAACGTCGTAACGGCAGATATTCAAAATTGATGAACTATTACAGGGGAAATCACGCAATTTGTCACCGAGAGCGAGAGGCGGACGGATTGGCGAATAATAAAATAATGGTGAACCACGCAAAATACATTACAGACATCAGTACAGCATATTTAATCGGCAACCCTGTTAGTTATACACCGTCTGACGGGTACAATATTGACGACATTATAAATGTCTATTTGGAACAGGATATACAGTCGATTGACAAAGAAATTGTGAAGAATGTCAGCATATACGGCAGAGGGTACGAGTTAGTATATTCGGACGGAAATTCACAGCCACGCAGTGTCAAAATAGACCCGCGACAGGCATTTGTCGTATATAACGACGATTGTACGCATTTTCCGTTGTTCGGTGTTTATTATTATAAAACATACGACGTCAATCACGTTGTAACGGGTATTGTCTGCAATATATACACGGATAGCGAAATATGTACATATCAGTCAAAACAGGATAATTGGAACACGCTTGAATTGACATATCAAGCAATACATTTCTTTGGTGGCGTGCCTATGATAGAATACGTCAATAACGAGGAAAAACAGGGCGATTTTGAGCAACAAATACAGCTGATAGACGGATATAACAAATTGATGTCGGACCGTGTAAACGACAAAGAACAGTTCGTTGACGCTATGCTGTTATTGAAGGGAATTGAAATAGACAGCGAGCAAGCACGAGCATTAAAACGCGAAAAGATTTTACAAACCGATAACGACGAGTACGGCGACGCAAAGTATTTGTCAAAATCACTGTCGGAGGCGGACACAAAGGTACTGCGTGACGACCTAAAAGAAGATATATTCACTACATCAATGGTACCGGATTTGTCAGATGAAAAGTTCGGCAACAACCAAAGCGGTGTGGCGATTAAGTACAAGATTTTGGCGTTCGAGCAGAAAACAAAAGACAAAGAGGGTTACATCACAAAGGGACTGAAAGAACGTTTTAAACTGTATAATCATTTTTTAAACCTAAAGAACAATACGCCGATAGTTCCTGTACACAGGATTGATTTTGTGTTCACACACAATTTGCCTGTAAACAATTACGAAATGTCACAAATGATTACAAACCTAAAAGGTATGGTTAGCACCGAAACACTGATAGCACAGTTGGATTTTGTAACTGACCCACAGGAAGAGGCGGAATCGGCACGGCAGGAAACAGCAAACGAATTTCAACAGCAACTGAACAACAATAGCGATATGATGTCGGGGGGCGGTTGGTAATGCAGTTTAGCGTTGAGGGATTGGAAAATGTGCAGGCAATGATTGATGATAAAATCAATAATCTAACCGAAAAACTGTCAGAGGGTATCGCAGAAAGTTGTAAAGTTGTTGAGGCAGACGCAAGAGGTTTGTGTCCTGTTGATACGGGGGAATTACAGAAATCCATAACATCGGAAGTGTCGGGAACAACCGGCACAGTCGGAACGAACAAAGAATACGCTATGTACGTTGAATTTGGCACATACAAAATGGCGGCACAACCGTATTTAGTTCCGGCGCTGAAATCGAATGAAGAAACCATTGTAGAAATTATCAAAGGCAAAATAGCGGGGTAGCGTATGAAAAGTGAGGAATACTGGAATGATGCCGCCCTAAGGCGAGAAATAGCGGTACAAACGGGAACGAATTATACAGGCGAAGAAATTTTGAAACTGTATGACGAGGCATTGTCTGATATAGATACGGAAATACAGAAAATCAAAATCAATTTTCAAAAACGTTTCGGCATTGACAACGAAACCGCCGAATATTTTTTGACGCAGGCACAACAGGAAGATAATTTAAAAACACTGATAAAATCGTTGGAATATGCACCCGACGAACAGGCACGCAAAGATATTTTAAAATACATACAACGTGACGGTTTGTCTGTAAGGGCATATGCCGCCCGCAAAGAACGTTACGAGGCGGTCAAAGCTGTTATATATGCCAAAATAAAAAAAGTGGCGGTAAAGGCGACGGACAAGCTATCAGACAGATTACAACAAGTGTACAAAGAAAGCTATTACGGTGTTATAGATGATGCCGCAAAGCAGTTTGATATTGGTATTAATTTTGCTATATTGAATGAAAATGCGATAAATGCGGCGGTAAGTACAAAATGGCACGGTAAACAGTTTTCACAACGTATATGGGATAATACTGACAGACTGGCAACAACGGCACAAAATTTGGTTGTAAAATCATTTATGTCGGGAGAGGCGTGGAGCAAGACGGCGGATAAGCTGGCTACAACGTTTCAAGTCGAAAAGTATAACGCAACAAGGTTAGTACATACAGAGGCATCACATATCCACGCAATGGCTGATTTACAGGCGTATGAGGATATAGGGGCAGAAGAATACAGATACCTTGCGACATTGGATTACAGGACGTGTGAACGGTGCCAAGCGTGGGATAATATGGTTATGCCACTGTCGGAGGCACGAGAGGGATATAACTATCCTGTATTGCACCCGTTATGTCGTTGTACAACAACTATTGCGGTAGATTTAAAAAATCGTCGAGCGAGGGACCCGCTGACGGGTAAAAATGACATTGTAGATGGTTCAATGAATTATTCAGAATGGTACAATAGCCTATCAGACGAACAGAAAGCGGCTTTAAAACTGTCGAAACGCAAAGACAGTAACAAGACATCAGATAAACTGCAACACGCTAAATATGTCAAAGTATTAGGTACAAAAGAAGTGCCGAGAAGTTTTGACAAATGGCAGGAATTAAAGTATAATAATAGTGAGAGATATAGCGAATTAAAAAGCCTGTACAGAAGTAAAATAGCAGTTGCAAATAGTGAAAAACGTGGTATAATAAAAAGTGAAAAGAGGTTATCGGAGTTAGGAACATTCAGAAAGAATATTGTTTCCAGTGCCGATATGAGCAAAGAATATAAAAAGGCGATAAAAGAAAAGTTTTCACACGGAAGTACAACAGCAAAAAAGGTGTTCAACAAGTATGTAACAAAAAATGCGGTAGCTGACGGCAAATATATAAATACTCCGTTTTTTGAACCGAGTACAGGCAAAATTTATATGAATTATGCCAACGATTTAACAAATGACAGAGGTTCGTGTGTAACGTATTTTCACGAACACGGACATTTAATTGATTGTGCAATGGGAAATGTATCGAATGATACAAAATTCTTTGATAAGCTATCTGATGATGTAGATAGATACGCACTCAAAACAGGAATACAAGGTAATTTTAAAAATAAAGAGGAATTATTCAATAAAATATCAGACAATTTAAACGATATGCGGAAACATTCTGCTGTTTCAGATTTGCTCGGTGCTTTAACTGAAGGTGAAATACAAGGCATTGCGGGTCACAATGCCGATTATTGGAACGAAAAAACAATAGCAATGGAGGCTTTTGCACATATGTTCGAGGCTCAATTTGACGAAGTTAGATACAAAGAGATAAAAAAGGTTTTTCCAAACGCTTTAGATTATTTTGAAAATTTATTGAAAGAGGCGGTATAAATGCTAAAAAAATGTAGAAAAATGAAGTCTAAATTTTTATATGCTTTCAGCTATATTCCGAAAGTCCCTTTTGAGGTACTTATGGAAGATGAAAAAGCAAGCAACGAATATTGTGAAGTTCTGCAGAAAAGCATAGATGATAAATTTGATTACACCATAGAAAAGTACGGAACAAAAGCGGACGGTCATTCTTGGGAAATGCCCGACATAGTGATAGACTGAAGAAAAATGAATAAAAAAGCACGTTTGCAGACGTGTTTTTTTTATGTCCAAATCCCAATTAATTGCGATTTGGAAAGGAGGTGGTAACATTGTAGCAAAATTTAATAATTCTTTGAGCGTGGTAAGATAAACGCTTTATTTTTATATCCAAAATTAAGAAAGGAATGATTTAATCAATGGAAGGACAAGGACCAAACACAGACCCAAAAGTTGACCCAAAAGTCGACCCAAAAGTCGACCCAAAAGTCGACCCACCGGCAGACCCGCCGGCAGGCACAAAGGTTGAACCACCGGCAGAGCCACCGAAAACATTTTCGCAAGAAGATATTGACGAGGCGACAAGAAAGGCTGTCGAGGAGGCTCAAAAGCAGTGGAAAGCTGACGCAGACGAGGCGGCAAGGTTGGCAAAGCTGAACAAGGACGAGCGAGCAAAGGAAGAAATGCGTATCGAACGTGAAAAGTTTGAAAAGGAAAAATCTGAATTTGCACAAAAGCAGTTAGTTGCCGAAACTGCTAATCAACTGTTAGAACGTGGATTGTCTAAGAATTTTGCCGAGCGTTTGTGCGGTAAGACTGCGGAAGAAACCAAGGCGAACATTGACGCATTTGAAAAGGATTTCAATGCGGCGGTAGAAAAGGCGGTAACAGAAAGAATGAAAGGCAATCCGCCGAAGTTCAAAGATCCGGACAACAAGGAAAATGACCCGTTTTTAGCGGGATTTATCAACTAAACAAAGAAAGGAAGTAAAAAATATGGCTATTAATTACGCAAGCAAATACGCAAAGGCGATTGACGAAAGATTTTCAAAAGAGTCAATGTCAAATGCCGTTGTAAACCAAAATTTTGATTTTGTCGGTGTTAAAACAGTAAACGTGTATTCTGTACCTATTGCGGCAATGAACGACTACACGAAAGAGGGTTCAAACCGTTACGGAACACCAAAGGAATTAGAGAACACCGTACAAGAACTAACAATGAACCAAGACAGAAGTTTTACGTTCACAATCGACAAAGGAAACTACAACGATACACAAATGATAAACAGTGCAGGTTCAGCCCTACAACGTCAAATCAGAGAGGTTATCGTACCGGAAATTGATACATACAGATTTGCAAAAATCTGCGCAAGTGCAGGACAAACAGCAACAGGAGCAATCACAAAAGAAAATGCGTACAGTGCATTTTTGGACGGTACAAGTTTTCTAATCGAAAAGAACGTACCGGAGGGAAAAGTAGCGATTGTATCAACTGAATTTTTCAAGTTAATCAAGCAAGATGATTCATTCATCAAGCAGGGCGATATTGCACAGAACATTGCAATCAAAGGTCAAGTCGGTATGGTTGACGGTATTCCTATTGTTGTTGCACCGTCAACAAGATTGCCGGAGGGCGTTTTGTTTTTCATCACACACAAAATCGCAACAACATCACCGATTAAGTTGTCAGAATACAAAATCCACGACAATCCTCCGGGTATTAACGGTTGGCTTGTCGAGGGTAGAGTTTACTACGACGCGTTCGTATTAGACAACAAAAAGAACGCTATTTACGTTCACAAAAAAGCAGAATAAAAAGAAAGGGGCGGTACATATGCGTTTGACAAACGGTACTGATACAGTCAATCTGACAAATCAAATTCAAATCCGTGCGTATCTGACGTCGGGGTATTATGTCGCAGACGGTGAACCGACAGCGGACGAACCGGAAGAAACTGCGGAAACGGTGGAAGAAACCAAGAAACCGACACGCAGAAAGAAAGAGGACTGATACAATGGATAGTTTGAGTACAGCAAAAATGTTGTTAGGAATTAAGGACGACGGGCAAGATTACCTGTTGTCCTTTTTAATTGACGATATGGAAAATCTAATCAATTCATATTGTCACACAGCCGAAGTACCGACAAAACTACAAAGTCTTGTGCCTCAAATGGCGGCGGAAATGTACCGCCGAAAAGGGTATGGACAAACAGCCGCACCGCAAGTCATAAAGTCTGTGACAGAGGATAAACGTAGCGTATCATTTGAAACGTCGTCCGCGTCAACCGACACCGACGAATTTTTGAAAGAATACGAATCACGTTTAAGACCGTACCGCTGTAAAAGGGGGTTTTTGCCAAGTGACATCAGCAAACGAAAACTATCGGAACATATTTAGCACGTCTAATAACAAAAATAGCGTGTTTAATAACATATTTAGCGTGTTTGATAACACAACGGCAAAAATCGCCGTAAAAGGAAATTATGACGATTACGAAAACACATACGACATCATAGAAAAAAGTACCGTCACAGGCGATTTACAACCGTACAGCGGGGATATGGCGTCAAAAGATTACGGACTGCAAATTGATTGTCAGTATGTGTTTTATTGTCCCCGTAATTCAGATATAATGGTCGGTGCGTATCTGATAACAGATACAAAAACCTATGAAGTCACATATGTAGCTGATTGGAATATGGGATTGCAAGTGATGTTAAAGGGGGTAAAGCTGAATGGTAGACGTAAATAAAATTATCCGCGATATTTTAGTATCTATGAATTTAGAGGACGTCACCGTTTGTTTTTATCACCCTGATGAAGAACAAGAACTGCCCGTTATCAGCTATTATGAAAATACGACAACGACAGGTTTTTGCTATGACAATGCGGAACAGGCACAGAACACAGCTGTATCAATAGATATATGGGCGAACGGCGGCGGTGAATGCAGTCGAATAGCGATACAGGTTGATACGGCTATGCAGGCGGCAGGGTGGTATCGTGAAATGTCGCGAGATATGCCACCCGCAAACGGTGTAAGACACAAAGCAATGAGATTTTCAAAACAAGTATATTTTTAGGAGGATTTAAAAAATGGCAAATACAAATACAGTAGTTAATAAACCGTCGTCAACAATAGGTGTTGACAAATACACATTTTTCAAAGTTGACAAGGACACAGCGACAGAGCTAACCTACGGTGACGGTTATACATTGCCGGGTATGGTTCAAATCACACCAACCGACAGTGGTAACAGTGATACGTTTGACGCTGATAATAACGCGTACGAAGTCAGCACATATATTGAAAAACCGGGACACGACATTGAAAATGCAGACATTCCGCCGGAGGTTGACGCTATGTGGCGTGGTTTGAAAATGGACGAGGTCGGCGGTGTTGCCGTCGATAACAAGACAGAGGCACCGTATTTTGGTGTAGCGTGGAGAACACTACACAATGACGGTTCGTACAGATATTTCAGAACCTACAAAGGTAAATACAGTTTTGCGTCTAACGTTGGCGGTAAAACAAAGCCGTCAAGCGGAAGTATAGACCACCAAACAGCAAAGGCTACATTTACAACGGTTGCAACTGACCATGACGGTGCGTTATATTACGTTATTGATGATACTAAATTGACGGCAGAGGGCAAGGCTGAAATCGCTACAAAGTGGTTTGAGGATATGAAATATAAACCAACGGCAGAACAGCTAAAAAAAGAACAATCACAGACAGAATAATAAAACCATAAAAATGTTAAAAGGGACACTAATTTTTTAGTGTCCCTAAATTTGTATTAAGAAAGGAATTATATATTATGCAAAAAGTTTTATCGTTTATAGAGGGAAAGAAAAAGTACATATCAAAGCCGTTCGATTTCGAGGCTATGTGTTTAATACAGGAAATCCACGTCACAAGAGAAACGGACAGTATCGGCAGACTATGTGGCGGAGCAGTAGACCACCTATTTGAGGGAACAGAGGCAACACAAGATGTGTTAGACAGAAATCCTGCCGAAAAAATGCAAATGTGTAAGCAAGCGTGGATATGGTATATTGAGAATATGACAAGAAAAAACGTCGAAAGTCCGCAAGAACCGGAAACAGTGACAGCGGACAAGAAAACAGGGAAAAACTAAGAGATATTTACGCTGTTATGTTTAAAGCACATCATTTAATGCCCGACGTGGTAGGCAGGCAAGACCCGACAGTGTTATTTGAAATGTTGGACGCATTGAGTGAAGAAAACAATAACAGCGGCGGAAATACAACGCAAAATAACAGAACAGTAGCCGACAGTCCGTATTTGCGGGCTGTTTTTGGTTAATTAGGAGGTGTTTTAATGGCAGATATAGGCGAAATTACAGTGCGAATAACGGGTGACGCGTCGGATTTGGCGGCTACATTAGGCAGTGCTAAAAATCAACTGGCGGATTTTGCGAATATACAGGCGAGTAGCGGTACAGCCGGAACAAAAAGTTTAGAAAAATACAATAATCAGCTAAAGACGACTGAAAGCACTATAGCAAAAAGCCGTAAAACACTGCAAGAAACTAAAAAAGCATATGAAGATAACGTTAAATCTGTCGACAAGAATGTAAATGCGTTGAAAATGCAGAAATCAAGCATTGAAAATATGATTTCTGCGAAAAAAAACGAGATAAACACATTAGAAAACGCAAATAAAATTGTCAACAAGGGTAGTACGGCCTATATGGACAATCAACGCGCTATACAGTGGACTACTACTGAATTGAACGCATTGGAAAAGCAACATAAAAAAGTAAGTTCGGCCATCCAAGAGCAACAGAATAATTTAACTAACAGTAAAAAGGCGTATGAGGACGCACAAACAGCAGTCAGCCAAGCTACAAAACAGTATGAAGAATACGAAAAGGGAGTAAAAGCTGCCGAAAAAGTCGCAAATGCCGAGAGGTGGCAACAGACCGGAAAGGGTTTAAAAGAAGTCGGCGAAAGTATTGATACAATCACAAAACCGATACAGTATGCCGCAACGGCGGCGTTGGGGTTAGGTTCTGCGTCAGCTATAGCGGCAGTCCAATTTGAGGACAATTTCGCGAATGTTAAGAAAACCGTTGACGGCACGCCTGAACAATTAGAGGACATTCGTCAAAAGATAATACAGATGTCCACGACAGGTGTCAACGGACATTCGGCCATTCCACAGACAACGGCAGAATTAAATGAACTTGCGGCGGCAGGCGGTCAGTTAGGTATTACAACCGATAATATCGTTGATTTTACCGAGGTAATGGCGCAAATGGGTTCAGCCACAAACCTTGTCGGCGAAGAAGGTGCCGCAACATTGGCACGTTTTCAGAATGTTATGGGTGTCGGTCAAAACGAAATCCGTAATATCGGTAGTGCAATCGTCGATTTGGGTAACCACAGTGCGACAACAGAATCAGAGATTGCGGCAATGGCATTGCGTATGGGTAAATACGGTTCATCTGTACGAATGTCGGCGGCGGACGTGTTGGGTTATTCTGCGGCACTGTCATCATTAGGCATTGAGGCACAAATGGGCGGTAGTGCGATAGGTCGTACGTGGCTATCCATAGAAACAGCCGTTGCAAGCGGCGGAGAGGGCTTGAAGAAATTCGCAAAGTATAGCGGTAAGAGTGCGAAAGAGTTTAAAGAGCAGTGGAATACTGACAGTTCCGGTGCATTTAACGGACTGCTGAAAGGATTGCAGTCTGCCGAGAACCTAACATTAGCATTGGACGATTTGGGTATAAACAATACGCAGGACATTCAAGCAATGATGGCATTAGTCAACGGCTATGATTTAGTAACCGAGAGTGTCAATCGTTCAAACACCGCATACAAAGCAAATACGGCACTACAAGAAGAATTTGACAGAAAAGCTGAAACAACAGCGAGTAAATTGTCTGTTGCAAAGAATAACGTTGTTGAAATTGCACGTTCATTCGGTGATTTAATGTTGCCGACTATTGTTGATGTATCAAACGGCGTGTCGCAGTACACACAAAAAATTGCGTCAATGGACGACGCGCAAAAGAAAAACATAATTACCGCCGGAGCGACTGTCGTTGCAATGGGGGCGATAACAAAAGGTTCGACAGGACTAATCAAATGGGCTGGTAACACCGTTGAGGCAGTAGGCAACATCAAAAAGGCATTTTCAGCAGGCGGAGCATTGGCAAAGTTTGCACCAACGTTGGCGAGTATCGGTGCGGTGGCAGGACCGGCGGTGCTGAGTTTAGGTGCAATGGCAACAGCTACGGTTGTATTGTATAAGGCGGCACGCAAATATGAGGAATACAGCAAGGATTGGTCGCGTGGTGGTGATGAATTATCTAATAAAACAAAAAGCTATGCAGATGCCGCACGTGATTTAAACAGTCTACAATGGGAGTTACGAAACCTACAACAAGTAGTTAATAATCCGGACACTGATGAAACAACACTACAACAGTCCAAACAGCGAATTGAGGAAATCAAGAATTTGTTGGCCGAAAAGTACAATATGGACATCAGTGTAAATGACGCTGAACTTGACGAGGCAATCGAAAAAATGAAACGTGTCAATTATCTTGAGGCGAAGCAGAATATTCCGGATTTAACCGATTACGGCAACAACAAAAAAGATGATTACGAAGACGCTAAATCAAGCAGAGAACTGTATAATGAAAATGTTGAGGGAATAAAAAAACAGCAACAAGCAACAGCGGATTACAGAAGTGAACTATTAATGCTAAAAGACGCATATGACAAAGGCAGTGTTTCGCAAGAAGAATTTAATAACAAATTCAATGAACTGTCCGAAGCAACAGGCAATCCGAATTTTAAAAATTCTCCGATAGAAGCATTGTTAAACAGTACTGCAATAGAGGATTGGTCGAAAGAACTTGAAAAAAATCTAACAAACAACAACACGTTGATTTCTGAAAATGAAGCTACTATGGCTGAATATGAAAAGACAATGCGTGAGTTGGCAAATGCGGGTTTGTTGGAAATGGAGTTTGGTGACACCGAGCAAGGGTTAGAGCATATCACTACTGCGGTTAAAAATGCTGATTTGTCAATGAGTGATTGGGCGACAACGGCGGCTCTCGTTCAAACGGGACAAAGTAGTCTTGATGATGTATGGCAAGCCGGAGGGGACACGCTGAATAATTTCATATCAAATTATACTGCGGATATGCAAAAATTCGGTGCGTCATCAAATGAGATAGCCACAAAAGCCGCATTACTGCAAAACGGTTTTAGGTCAATCCAAGAAGCGTCGGAAGCGGGAGCGCTGGACGTAGTTACAAAGCAAGCAAATGATTTGGCACACAGTATGGGACTAATTCCCGAAAATAAGAATATTGCTATTAACGCAAGCGGTGATATATCCATAATTGAAGATGTACAGCGGGCGGTTGATGTTGTAAATGGCGTAGGTGATGTAAATTTACAAGTCAGCGCCGAGGGGGATATATCTGTATTAAATACGGCTGATTCAGAACTACAAGAATTAGTCAACAACAACCAAGTCACTATAAAATTCAACGTCGATACAGGCGGTTTTGATATTAACGACCTAAACGGTGATAAATTAGGCGAAATCACTGCGACAGGTAAAGTCATATGGACTAATGACAGTACAGAACCCGACAACTATACAGCACCACCAAAAGAGGGAAATGTTACATTTACAAAAGACAGTGCAGAACCTGACGGCTATCAACCCGAAGACAAATTTGCGACAGTCCATTATACTGTTTCTGTTGAGGGTTCGTCTATAGAGGGACTAAGCGATAAAAGTGCTCCTGCGGCACGTTTTGGCAGTACGGGAATGTTCGTAAAAAAAGCCAAAAAAGCCAAAGGTACACAAAATTTTGAGGGCGGATTGGCAATGGTTAATGATGAAAAGGGTATATCTGACCCGCGAGAATTAATCGTTGACAAAGGACGTGCATTTATACCACAGGGCAAGGACGTGTTGTTGCCGTTGTCAAAGGGCGCAAAGGTGTACACAGCGTCACAAACCAAGGCGATAATGTCGGGTATGGGTATACCGCATTACGCAACAGGAAAAGACAATTCGGACGCGTTTACATCAGCCAAGGACGATTGGACGCATTACACCAAAACGCACGCAGTAACGACCGCACAAGAATTAGAAAAGTGGTTAGAATTTCAAGAGAAATTTAAATCGAACGACAAGGATATTGCCGACATAGAGGAACAAATATTCAGTCTGACACAGAAACGCACGCAGGAGTTAAACAATCTGTCAAAGTCGTACATTGAAGAACGTGCGGCACTGAATGACTGGGACGACAACGGCGACAATCCTATTGACGCATTTACCCGTATTCGTGACCGCAATATGGCGGAAGTCGAGGCAGGACGTATGACGTGGGAGGACTATACGACAGAAATGTCAAGTATAGGTTCAACGTTATACGAGAATATGACCGAATACAGTCGCGATTGGTTGGAACACCAAGAAAAATACAACGGTATGAGTGCCGCCGATTATATCGCAGGTATCGGCAGAATACAGACGTACACCGAACAAATGTACGCACAGGGTATAATCAGCCACAAAGAATATGTAGAGGCAAAAAACAAGCTGAATGATGAGTATTTGGACAAACGCAAAGAACAGATTGAACAAGAATACAACATATCTAAGGACTACATCAGTGAACATACATATTTTAACGACTGGGACGATAACGGCGATAATCCGCTTGATGCCTATAACCGTGTTATGGACAGGCACCGTGAGGAATTGGCAAACGGCGAGTTGACACAGGACGAGTTCGACAAGTATCAAAGTGAATTAGGTTCGGATATGTATTCGGAGCGTGTGGAGCAGTCAAAGAACTGGTTAGACGAACAACGTAAATATTACGGTATGACCGATGAAGAATATATTGCCGGTTTAAAACGTATTCAGCAGTATACACAGGAATACTATGATTTGGGGTTAATCAGTCGCAAAGAATACAACGAGAATATGACCGAACTAAATCACGATATGTTCGACCAAGCGGGCGAATCGTTTGACGATATGCTACAGCAACAGCAGGACTACATCAACAAATTACGTGATGAATTTTCTGCACAGGAACAGGCCCTACAGGACAGTTGGACGGTAGAGGACCGCAAGGCTGATATGTCCGAAACACAGGCACAGTTGGATATTTACGCAAATGCAGTAACAGACAGAGGACAGCAAAAGTATAAAGAACTGCAAGAGCAGATGAAACAACTGCAACGTGACGAGGAATTGTATCAGTTGCAAGTCAAAAACAATGCCACGATTGAAAAATTAGAGGCAGAGTATGACGCGTTGGAAAACAGCAAGACTGATTTCATCAAGTCGATTGCAACTAACATTGACAGTATAGACGTGACAGGCATTGTGGCGGATATAACACAGGAAGTCAGCGGCGGCAATGACAAGATAACCAAGACGTTAAGTGAGATCATAGACGCAATTAAGGGCATTAAGATTGAACAGCAGAATTATAACAACAACAGTAAAATCACAATCAATACGACTGACAGCGCCGTTTTGGGTAGCTATGTATAACGTGCGGAGGTAGAAAATGCGAAACGGATTTTATTTTAAAAACAAACATTCAAACGATTTCGGCGTGACTGTACAAACGCAGTCACGTCCGATTAAACCGGAAATGAAAATACAGACATATGACAGCCCGTATATAGACGGTGAATATGATTTTTCAACGGCAAATGCGTACAACCGTGAATTTTATAAAAACCGTGTATTTAAAATGAATTTGCAAATATCGGCGGCGGATATGTCTGAACTGAACAGCAAAATCACAAAAATCACAACATGGTTAATGGGGCGTGGTGAGTTGATATTTGACGACACACCCAATGTCAAATGGAATGCGTCGGTTATTGAAACAATAGATTACAAACCAGAAAACTACGGACACAAAGCGGTCATTTCGGTGTCGTTCAAAGTGCAGACGTGGGCGGCGTTGGTATTTGATATTTTTGACGGTCCGATATTGGATAGCCAAAACATCAAATTAGATGATGAAATACCAATCGGACCGAATGAATATTACACGATTACAACAGCAGGCGACAGTACAATACATAACACAGGCGACCGCCCTGTCAGACCTGTTTTGCGTGTTACAAACGTCACAAAACCTACAACGATAACCTGTAACGGTATCAGTGTTACGGTGTCGGAAAACTGCGTTATTGACTGCGACAAACAGTCGGTAACAGACGTAAACGGCAACAGTATTATGAAAAAAATCAAAGGTAGTTTTTTTGAACTGGAAACAGGGGCGAATAGAATAAATTTGTCCACGACGGCAACGGTTGAATTTTCATTCTATCCGCAATACGTTTGGAATACAGAAACGGAGGATATATACAAATGGGACAGATAACATTTATGCGATTGCACGACAGATATACAGACAGTTTTGAAACAGGCGAGGTGCTGAACAACGCATATAATATCAAGGAAACAAGGATATTGAACGATACGGGAAGTATTGAATTTGACTATCCATACGACGAAAAGGCGCGTCTAATCAGTCAAAATATGTTGGTTAGTGTAAACGGTCATATATACGAAATCAGCCGAACAACACGAAATATGAACGGTGCGGATTCACTGCACGTTTACGGTACACCACATTTTGTGTATGAGGCGCAGAAAGCGTTTATACCGACAATCGGCGACCATATCGGTGAAACATCAAGAGCAGTGCTGCAAGCGGCGGTAAAGATTATTTCGGATTTCAAGGAAGAAGTCAAAGAAAAGTGTATTTTTCACATTATGACAAATGCCGAGTTGACCGAAAAAGGAATGAAGTGGGTTGCAGATGATGAACTGCTGATTGATTTTTTTACAACCGACAAAACAAATTTGTGGGACGTTATAAAAACGATAATAGAAAATTTGGGGCGTGGCGAGATATTCCACGAAACAACTATCGACAGTAATAACAACATTGTATGTAACATTGCCATTGTTGAACGTATCGGCACAGATAACGGCGTCAGACTGCGTTTAGAAAAGAATATGCAAAGCATATCAATAGAACGCAACGTAAGCGATATGATAACGCGTTTATGGGCGTTCGGCAGTGATGATTTAACAGTCAGCAGTGTAAACGGCGGCAAAGCATATATCGACAGTCCGAATATTGAAAAATACGGAGTACAAGAGGGGTACAAAGATTACAGTGATTATACATCAGCAGAAAAGCTGTACCGCAATGCAAAGTGGGAATTTGATGAGGATAACGAGGATAGAATTGACGTACCGCAGTTGACAATCAGCGGTAAACTGATTGACCTATCGAAATTAGCTGAATATGGTGCGGCGGAAAAGTTGGAAATAGGCGATACGGTACACGTATTTGACATAGACGGTACGGAATATGTGCAAAGAGTAATTGAGTATCAGGCATATCCGTTGGAGCCGAAAGAGAGCAATATATCAATCGGGCATATCAGACGTGATTTTTTTATCGGACTATGGCAGACAGAACAGGCAACAAAGAAACATGCAAAGTGGCAGACAGCGAACAACAGTGTAAATATCCGAAAAGTACAAGGAACGGTGAACACAGACCGAAACGAAGTGCAGAGCGACAATGAGCTGTTGAAGATTGTCGGCGATTTGCTGACGATAAAGGACAGTCAAAGAGATAGAATACATATCGGTAATGATGAAGTTGACAATAAAAAACAATTTGTATTTCTGTTATATGACGTTGACGGAAACCCTGTAATATTTTTTGATGAAAAGGGTAACGGAATTTTCAGCGGTACAATAAGAGGTGCAAAGATTGAATCAGATACCGACATCAATGTAAATAAAGACGCAAGTGTAGGACAGTATTTAAGAGTTGGATATATCAGCTCATATGTAAATGACGAGGGCAAGACGATATATAAATGGTCTGATGAAAGCGGTATATTATTAAGCGGATATACAAGCATTAAGACTACAAACGGCGGTAATAACCTTGCAATCGGGGCAATGTCATCAATAGAGCTTAATGCTGCTAAAGTTATGCAGAACGGCAATCGTCTATTGAATACAGATGATTTAAAAGATATTATGGAAGAAATTGAGCAGTTAAAAGCAAAAATATCAAAATTAGGAAATTAAAAAATAAAGACCTGTACTATCCTTGTGTACAGGTCTTTGTATTATCTCAAACTATTTATGACAGGTATAACAGTTGAAACATAATAATCATATGGAATTAGGGAGTTAGTGTCTTCGGGGTGCGGTATATTTGAAAGAATGGCTACACCATCATCACGAGTGCTATCATAGAACCTAACCGATGTAAACTTGTATTGACCTAACCCAATATCTTGGAGCATTTCTTCAATGTTTTCTTTGCGAACATACTGTACGCCGTCTATTACTTCAATTTCAACTTCCGGCAATGGGGATAAATCCGAAGTTGTGGACGGCTTGACGGTCGGTGTTGGTTGTGCGGCGGTATCGGTGTCAATAGTGATTGTATCGTTGCTGAAACCAACATTGAAACCGCCGACAGCGTCAGCAACATCACGCAATTTGAAATATGTATTATCGTTGATGTTGTAACCCTCTATCGCTGTTTCTGTACCGTTTACGGCAACAGGGAACGGGTTAGCCGTTACGGCATATTCTACGGCGAAACCTGTCGCGGTCGCACAGATTATACCGCCTGTTATAAAACCTAATATAAATTTGTTTTTCATAGCTTGTAGCCTCCTTTTTGTTTTCAGTATATACCAAATGGGAACGATTTGCAAGTGGCAAAAACGGAAAGGAATGTAATAATGTACAGACGAATACCACCATAGCACGCTTACGGCGTGTTTTTTTAATGAAATCCCAATCAATTACGATTAGAAAGGAATGATAAAATGAAATTAAATTTTAATTTTAGCGGAAAAACGCTGTTAAAGGATTGGTGGAAGATTGTTCGTGATAATTTCACGGCAATTCAAACCGACCACAACGAATTGAGCGACAGCGTGAATACACATAAAACAGCCAAAGTGATAGACCACCCCGATAAGAGTGTCACATCAGCAAAAATCGCTGATAAGGCTATACATACAAGCCATATGGCGGATTATGTAATTACAAAGGACAAGATAAGTGACGGAGCGGTTACAACCGATAAAGTTGCCAACAGTAGTATTACGACAATGAAATTATCAATGGACATTGTGGAGAATTTAGGAAAAGCCGATACATTTCTTTATTCTGACGGTGAGCCGATATATCTTTCGGAGTGCAAAGACACAGGAGGAACGGGTTACGAATTGCCTGATGATATTCCGGTTAATGTATTTTTTAAATTGGAAAATGACACGGACAGCACATTAACAAAATTCCAAACACATGATGACCATTATACAACACTAAGTTGTGATATTGCTCCAGGCGAAGTGAGAATATGCGTTTTAATACAAAAAGAAGTCAGCGGAGCAGACCCACAAAACGGGTATTTGTTTGTATTGGACGATAATAGTATAAGAAAACTATTAAACGACAAAGCACCGACAAACCACGCAAGCGGTGCCACAACATACGGTGTGGGTAATGCAAGTAATTACGGACATTTGAAATTGTCTGACAGTACCACAAGTACAAGCAGTACGTCAAGCGGTATCGCCGCAACACCGAGAGCAGTCAAGACCGCATACGACAAGGTAGTGGATGTTGACAACAAAGCTGATAATATCGCCGAAGATATGGCAACAATGCAAAAGGAATTGAAAGCGAAAATATCAGAGATAAATACAGAACTGACAACGGATAACCTGTTTTATGATTTATCTAAATACGTCAACAGTGGCAACAAATTAGTCACTGACGACAGCGGTGTACAGTATTTGTCATATTCGGGTTCGTTTGAAAACGGAACGTATTTGTATCACAATTTTGTTGTTGATAATTTCCGCCGTAAACCGAAAACGGAAACCGCATTAGAATTGACATTCAATGTGGCGTCACGTCATATAGCAGGGGACGGTTGCGACAGTGGCGGTTTGAATATAGGTGAAACAGACGTATTGATTACATACACTGATACAACAACAGAAACATTCGGACAGTCATATTACACAGCAACCGATACAGGTGATAAAACAATCACGATAAACGGCACATCAGAAACGTATAAAACAACAAAATTTAAAATTGAAATCCCTGTAAAAAAAGAAATTAAATCAATTTCATTC